ACACTCCACCATAATTTCTATTAGACAGGCAAGCATATTTATTTCTTGGTCTGCGACAAAGCTGCTCTGATACTGATACTTAGCAATGATGAGCACAGCAGCAGCAACACCAGCACCTTCAAGGGATGTATAGCAAGCATCATACACACTGCGCAGAAGAACAGTAGGATCATTGTCGAGATTGTCAACGACCCACTTACGGACCTTAGGGAAATCTTTTTCCTTGAGGCATTTGAAGAGGTCATCAGTTTTAACATTAGAAAATGATGCAAGAATACCTGAGTCAATTTTACCACTGGATGAGTATCTCTGTACTTCATTAAGAACACGTCTCCAGTCAGGGAAGTGTTTCTTGATGAGTTCTACCAAGACCTTGTTATCATATTCAACACCTTCTGCATCCAAGATTTCTTGGAGACGTTTGAAGAAGTTTCCAGCAAGTAATTGCTTTTCTTTTCCTTTAAGGGCAAAGTCAATGACTGAGCACCTGCTATGAAGGGGTTGGATGATTTTGTTTTTGTAATTGCAGGTGAAGATGAACCTGCAGTTTCCAATAAACTCCTCTGTAAACGCCCTAAGACAGAGTTGTACATCTGGGGTTGTGTTATCTGCCTCATCAATAATGATGACTTTGTGTTTGGCAGAAGAAGATAGCGATACAGTTGAAGCGAAGTTCTTTGCATTGTTACGTACAGTGTCTAGGAATCTACCCTCATCAGAACCATTGATTACATAGTAATCTGATCCCAGTTGCTCACAAAGTGCTTTTGCAACTGTGGTCTTACCACATCCTGGTGGTCCAGAGAGAAGAAGGTTAGGAACCTCCCCCTTATCTAGGAAGTCAAGGAATGTTTTTTTAGTATTGTCAGGAAGAATACACTCTTCAATCTTCTTGGGGCGATACTTCTCAACCCATACAAATTCATCTCTCATAATATTGTTTTGGGAATAAACCAATAGGAAACGGACTGCCAGTATTTTCCAAGCAAATATGCTTCATAAAAATCTTGCAGATCTTTCAAACTATTACGATATCCATTTGGATAAATCGTAATACTCATCACACAGAATACCATAACATG